GATGTCACCTCGCGCCCGGAAGCGCGGATGTTGATGGCGCTTGCCGTGCCGGCGATTGTAGAGATGAACCCGCTGGGCGCAAGCACATGGCCGACCAGTTCCGGGAACGTGTACGTCTCGCTGGCCTGTAGCGTCTTGGTCTTGACGATCAGGTTCTGGTTGCCTGCGGTGTCGGCCAGCGTAACCAAATTCACGCTGATCGTCGCAGCGCTGGCGCTGTAGTTCGTCGCGGTGAACTTGTCGATGATGGTCGTAACGCCCGTGGCGGTGTACTGCGTGGTTTGGCTGTTCTCGGCGGTCTTGGCCGGAATCAGTACGCGAACGGTAACTGTCATGGTGGCTCCTTACTCCAGTTGCAGCGCGTTGTTGGAGTCGTACTGCGTCATTATCCAATTTGTGCCGTCAGAAACCAACGTGGCATTTGCTCCGGCAACAGCTTCCAAAATAGCCGTCGTCGCAGCCCCGCCGGCCAATGGCACTACATTACTCGACGCTGACACCAGCGTCTGCGCCTGGTAGTTTTGAAAGTGCAACGTGCGGCCTGTGCTGGTGCTGGCAGTCGGCAGCGTCGCGGTGCAGGACGACCCTGACTTGTTGTTGATCAGCCAAGTCTCGCCGTTGGCAACCGAGAAGTTGGCCGTGTACGTTACCGGAGCGCTTGACAACGCAGCGATGGCCGCGCTGATTGCCCCTGCGTCAACGATTGGTTGAACTTGCAATGCTTCAATCTGCTTTTGCAACTCGGCAATTTGCGGTTGCAGCGCGTCGTTGGGCAACGTCTGCACTTCCTGACGCACGCTGTCAATCTGGGCCTGCAGCCCTTCAGCTTGGTCAGACGGCAGCGTGTCCAGACGCTGCTCCAGCACACGACAGCAGTCGTCGTACCGCGCCATCATCGACGCAAGCTGCGCTTGGTCGTACAAATTGCTGAAGTCGCCGCTCAGGTCTTGTACTGGCGGGCCTAAGTCTTGGCTATCGAGCGCGGTTTCAGACGCCCGAAACAGCGACAAAAAGAACTGATACCAAGCGCGATCGATCAACCCCGTGCGGGGGTCAATGATCGGCACCCGAGGTGGGGTGATCGGCGTTGGGGTGGCGCTGGGCGACGTAGCCATTAGGCGTTCGTCGGGCTGATGATGAGTTCAGCCCCCACGATGGCAATTTTTACGGGGTCGGTGCCGGACAGTTCGTACACCCGGTCGCGCAGCTTGAGCGTCATGCCCAGGCGGCGGAAAAACACGCGGCGGTAATACTCGCCGATCTTGCCGATGCCGGACCAGTGCTCGTTCGACCAAGTGTGGCCGCCATCGTCGCTCCAGCGCAGCATGACCTGCGGGTCGCTGCCTTGGGTCACAGGCGTCAGGTCATCTGAGATCAGGTAGTCGTCAGACTCGGTTACAAGATACTCGTCGTTTTCAGTCTGAAGGTATATCGTCTCCGCAATCATGGAGCCGGTAAGGCCGACACCCGACTCCAAATCGATCTGTAGCGTGTGGTGCGCGGTGCGCTTCAGATTGTTCTGCCCAGTCGGCAACGCCCGCCACGTCCGATACCAGCGCTGGATCTGGCCGTTGTCCGAGTAATCCTCAAGATCAAAAGCGTAGATGTTGCCGTTCTGGTAGTCGCCGACGATGACTTCGTTGTTGAAGAACATCTGGCAGTTCGACCAATGGCGCGTGAACGCACCGTTGCTCCAGCCGGCACGCTCATGCCACGCGCCCGTGGCGACGTCATACACCCAAGTGGTGTCGGCGCTGGGGAAGATCAGCACGTAAAAGCTGTGGCCGTCTTGCTGGTAGGTGTACCCAATCGCGTCGGCTAGATTGCCGTACTGCTGGATGTGCCACTCGACCGCGTGCGTACTGATGCGCTGACCGGTGTAGCCGTTGGCTCTGTAAACCATGCCGTGGCCACGGGCGTCGGAGCCCAGCCAGAAAACGCCGTTGTCCGCCTTAGCTACCGAGTATGGCGCAGCGCAACCCAGTTCGTTGAATGCGCCTTGGATGCGCTGGAGCGGAAAATCTGAGGCGCCCGTGTTGTACCAAACCTCTACGCTGCTGGTGCCAAAGACCCAGATCTCGCGGAAGTTCGACAGCACCGACACCACGCCGTCAGGTGAGCCTTCGGCGCTGGCAAAATCGAGTGGGTCAACGCTGGTGCCGTCGAGCAGGCTTGTGATCCAAATCTTCTGGCTGCTGGGCTCGTTGAATACAAAGTACCCGTCGAGATAGCCTACGGTCGCCGCGCCAGGAAAGTCTGGGTCAGTGATCGGCGCAAAGACGTTGGTCGAGTTGTTGTAGATGTAGCTGGGGCCGTTGGCTGCAACAAACAGTTGAGTGCCGTTGTCGGCCATACTGACCGGCCCCGTGCCGGCCACTGTGCCCAGCAGCGTCGCGGCGTAACTGGTGTTGATTTTGTACAACTGCGTGCCGCTGACGACAAACGCAGTAGTAGCATCGTTTGAGAACGACCACAGACCGCGCACCGGCCCAGTGCCGAGCGTGGCCAGCAGCCGCAGCCCAGGTGCGCGGTTAAGAAACGCCGGCTCCTTACCTGCTTCCGGCACGATTTCCGGGAACAGATTGACCATGCGACTATCCGCAGCGTTGACACTGCGAGCCACATAGCTAGACCCAAGAATTGGCGTCTTCATGCCGACCTCGCGTCAACTTCGAGGGGGTTGTTTCGGTAACCGTAGCGGATGCTGTACCACGCATAGACCGCGTACCAACGCAGCACGCCCATCTCTCGCGCCTGCGCCCAATGGCGCTGTTCATGACGCGCAAGCTGCACGTCGTCCATGCGCTCGGCGATGATGTAGACGCCCAGCGGCGGCAACGTGATGCCGGCAAATCCCGTGGTTTTCAAAAACCAACGGATGACATGCTTGGCAACTTTAGGCTCAGTAGTTGCCAGCATAAATGTTGAACCGCTGGCGCGTCGCCACAATCGAGTACGGCAGGCTCATCACGTCGTCCGGGTTGTTGATGCGCTTGAGGTTGCGCTTGGACGTCATGGCAATCCGTACCACCTGTGGCGAAGGCTCGACACCAAACTCAGGCGCAATTTCCATCGCCAAGTTGTAGACGAACGCCCGCAAATATCCGGGTGGAAACGACAGGATCGTGGACAGCGTGGCTGGTTGCGTCAACTCTTCCACCGAGACAAAGTGCCACTCCAGCAGCCGCGTAGGCACTGGGTAGATGTACATCTCGATGTTGGGGTAGGTCATGTTGACCCATAGCACCTGCGGGTACGTCGAGGTCACGGTCTTGACCGCGATGCCGTCGTACTGTTGCTGGTTGATCAGCTTGATGCCAAAGCTGACGTTTGTGCCGGGGTCGCGGAAATACGTCGCGTCGTCCAGCAGGATGGGGCGGTTGCCCACAAAGTCGCCCGTTGGCCCCAACGTGCGGCTGATCGTGCTGGTAGGCCAAGTGAACACTTGGTCTTGCGTTGAAAACACCGACAATCGTTCGGTATTCCAACTTTCGATCATCTGGTTTAGCGCTGTCAGCGCGTCTTGCGAGACAGCAGCAGAAGACGTTTCGCCTTCCGCCAACACGCCCAGCAGACGCAGGGCGCGATTGATTTGGTCACCCGCTGTGGTGGACATTGACAACCTCCCTACGGCGGCGGGTGCGCTCGGTCAAAGCGTTGACCGGCAGCACAGGTTCGACATCAGCGTCTTGGCCGGGAGTATACCGCTCCCATCCGTTGCGTTCGTCGTATTCCGCTTCCAGTTCCATCGTCGCCACTTTAGCGCCGTGGATCGGATGTCTCATGTAAATGATTGGCATAGGAGAAGGGGGCCGAAGCCCCCTTTGGGTTACGCGGCCATCACGATCCAGTCGGTGCCGTCGCACACCAACATGGCCCAAGCACCTGCGGTCGCAGCGAGAATCGCCGTGCCTGCGGTGCCAGAGTTGATCGGCTTGACGTTCGACGACGCCGAGATCACCGTGTAGGTGCCCGACAGGTTCTTGATCCACACCACACGGCCAGTGTTGGCCGAAGCGGTGGGGAACGTCACTGTGACGTTAGCCGAAGCGCCGTTGCAGATGACAAAGTTTTCGGTCGCAGCCAGCGAGAACGAAGCCGTCTTGGTGACGGGCGCGTTCAGGTCCAGTTGCGTGCCGTTGAGGGCGCCCGTGACCGAA